TCTTTATATAATTTAATATCTTTAGCCATAGTGCTTTTTACTACCTTTCGTTTTCTTCGTCAAGGTTATCTTCTTCTTCCCAATCTTCTTCATCAACAAGATTATCGTTATCATAATCTTTATGTTTTTCAATAAGTTCTCTTATATCATCTACTGATTGTTCAATCTTTTCAAGTTTTTTTTCAATTTTATCTAGTGATTTGTCTGACATAAATACTCCTATGGTGTACCTGATTGATGTTCATACATTACTCTTACTGTTAATAAAACTGCACCGTAAGGAAATAATGTACCAGCATCAGTTTCAATAGATATAACTTCTGTATCTAAAGCATTTCCACTTCTTGTAATATCGCTTTCTAAAGCCGTTTCAATGGCAGTAGCCAAATTATTTCTTGCTGTATCTATGTTATCGTCATTTGTTTTAACATACCCTGTAACGCCAAATTCTAAAGTTGCTATTCTAGTTTTTGCACCACTACCTAACTCTTGATCATCTTTTGTTTCTTCTACTGTTTGAATTAATACTGCTGGATATTGCTGTTGTGATAATTCTTCTAATGGAAAAGGTTGCCTAGAAACTTTTTTTACATCTGGACTTGATATTGCATCTATTACAGATGCTATATTTGATGCTATGTCTTCTCGTACACTCATAATCCTAATCTTCGTATTTCTTTTTTAACAAAATTATTAAATTGTTTTTGTATAACATTCTTCAATGCATTATCATAACCAAAAAATTTTCTAACAGGTAAATTTCCCTGTCCTGTCTGATGCCAAAATGCTTTTGTTGCCTCTCTACCACTTCTAAAATAAACTTGAACTTTATTTCTAGCAACAACTCTTGAATCTATTGATTGTAACATTCTGTTTGTGTCTTGTAGATCAACTCTTGATTTACCTTTTTCTTCTGCATAAGATGAAGAATATGCTATAAAATTTCTACGATTTACATCTATCCCTCTGTCTGTCTTATGAAGTATTGCAGTTTTTAATTGAACACCAGCTTGTTCAAGACCCATTGTAATTATTCTTGGTAGTTTTCTAGCAAATTTTATATATCTAGCTTGTAAGTTTTTTACATTACTTTTAACTTTTAAACTAAGTGCCATTATCTATTAAGTCTTCTAAATCCGTGCAAAGGTTCTCTTTCGTTTGAAACAATAGTACCACTTGCATCAACATCATATTCTACACCATCTTCTAAAATAGATTGCCATTCTTTGTTATATTCTGATTGATAGTATTCTGCCATTCTTTCAAATCTATCTTTATCTGCCTCTGGTCTGAATTTTGATAATGCTGGTAAAAAAAATCTACTTAAAAATAAATAAACACCAGCTCTTTCAAATTGATCTAAATTTACTTTTGTATTTACCATTTCAGCAGTATTTAAAACTGTAATGTCTGTGAATATATTTGTTTTATAAACAGGCCACCACTCTATTCTTAACTGTCTTAAAATATCGTTTGTTGTTTGTGCTAAAAAATTTGTAGTTTCTGTTGCAGATGTAGATATACCAAAGCTAAATGCATCTGGTTGGTATTTTTCAACATCAGATGTTGTAATTACATTTGCCCCTGTATAGTTTGCCATATTAGAATATCCAAGTTAATAATACTGCTATTACTATAATTGCACCCATAGTAACTTTTTTATTTTCTTTAGCAATCTTCCAATACTTTTTTAATTCTTTCATTTCTTTTTCCTCTTTTTTTTAGGTTTAATTTGTACTACTTTATCAGAAATGTCTTTTACTGTCGCTTTTTTAATTTCTTTTTTAACTTCATCAACAGGTGTAAAACCATTTCTTTTGTAAAATTCTAAATTTGATTCGTAATATTTTTTATTTTTTGTAATTATTTTTCTGCCATTCGTTAATTTAATATCCATAATTATCTCCTATTTAATATGTGAGGGCAGTTTCCCACCCTCACAAAGTATCCAATTATTATTGGATTGATGAGTCTGATTCGATTTCACAACCGTTAGTGTCGTTTAATTCACCAACACCATAAACTGCAGTTGCAACGATCTCGTCTGCTCTTAAACTCGCATCTCTTTGAGTTTCAATTTTTAAGTCTTGCATCATTGCTAATCCTAATGCTTCAGGGTGGAATACTGCACCTTTGTAATCACCAGTTGTACCTGGGTTATTACCTGATGAATCTGCAATGTTTGATGTTTCGTAAATTGTAACACCAGCGATTTGACCAACTAGACCTGATCTTAATGCTTCATTTCCAACTCCTGGATTTGGATTTGCAAATGTATTTGTAAGACCTGATTTTAAATCAAATGCTACTTGTGGGTGGATTACAGCTGAAAGATTATCCCCTGGAACTGCATTAGCTCTTAATTTTGCTACTGCTTGGAAAATCAATGCCGCAGACATAGCTGTTGATGCTGAACCAACAGTAGTTGAAAAACCACCGAATAGTGCAGTCAAGTCTGTGTCTATTTTTTTTGCAATCGCCTCACCAAATAATCTACCAATATCTGCTGCAACATTTCTTGGAGCTGAATTTCTTCCTAAATCCGTTAATGTTGTCATAATTCCGTGTTCAGTACAATTAATAGTTTTTGATGTTGGGTCTATTGCTGTGTTAGATAAATCAGATGCTTCCGATACATCTGCCGCCGAAACAGCAGAGTAAATTGGAACTTCAACTGACTTTCCGCCACCTGTTACAGCATAATTTCTTACAAGTGGTCTCATAATTGATCTTTCACTTGCTACGAATAATGCCTCTGCCACTATCTCTGTGTAAAGTTCCGATAGCGTAGAACTGGTTGACTCGTTTGCCATTTTATTGTTTCCTTATTATTTATTTGTTAAATTAATTTGAACAGGTCCAGAGTCTCTTTGTTTGCGATATTCTGCATACTTTTTGCGATCTTCTGGATTGCTCATATCTAAATCCTGTATGTTAAAAGGTTTAACAGTTTGACCCTCAATGCTACTCTGACTTCCTGTACCAGACAAAGACCCTTGACGGAAATGTGGGTTAGCATCTATGAACTCTTTTACTTGTTCTTCAACTGAAAATAGTTCGCCTTTTGAGTTATACCTAATATTTCCATTATTATCAAGTACTTCAACTCTATTATCGTCAGTTAATCTTACCTGATCTTTTAAAAGAGAAACAATTTGGCTTGGTGATATAGCTTTATTTTTTGATGCAACAGAAAGTATAGTATTATCTACTCTTTCTTTTTTGATTTCAGATTTAAAAGTATTTATTTCTTTATCTTTTTCTGCCAATCTTTCTTGCATTAATTTTTCTAAATCTGCTTTTGTTTTGGCTTCTTGTACTTGTTTTTCTTTTAAAGCATCTTCATCTGCTTTTTTTTGTTCATCAAGAATCCTTTGATGTTTTGCTTTTTCTGACTCTAATCTTTGTTTAATTATATTATCTAACTGTTGTTGTGTAAAAGTTTGTTCTTTTACCTCGTCAGTTTTAGTTTCTTTAGCCACAACTTCTTGTGCATCATTTTGCGGTTGATTAACCTTTTGTTCTTCTGACATTGTATCTCCTATTCTATAATTAAATTCCCAGTCTTGTCATACCAATCAGGGTTAACAAAACTCCATTGATGACGACAATTATAGCCACCTCTTACTATTAAAGGGTCGCCAGATTGTTTACCTGACCAACTCTTTGTACGCCATATTTGTTTTACCTCATCAACAGTAAATATACCACTTGGTCTCTTGTCAAATGCACCAGACCTCATACGAGAACAGTGGACTCTGGTAGTTGGAATTATACTACCAAAATATTTTACATGTCTTAAACCAGCATCATTACTTTTTGCTAAATTTAATTGTGCATCAAATTGTCTTAACGAATCATTTAAGAGTTGTCCAGCATATCTTTTCATATTCTCACCAGCTCTATCACTTGCAAATTTTGATTGTAATATTTGTATGTTTTTATCTAGTTTTTTCTTTAATTCTTGTGCTACTTTTGTTCTTCCATCAAGCTTTCTTAGTCTTATTTGATCTGCTTTTATTTTTTGAACCAAAGCATTTATCTCTTGATCATCTGCACTTGCATAAATACCATTTATTGTTTGTCTCAATTCTTTTTCTAAATCAACAGGGTCAGCATTCAACAATGTATATTGATATACTTTTTGTGATAATGTTTTTGTAAATGTATTTGATACATCTTTAAATTGTGTAAATGATTGTCTTTTTAAATTTTGAATTAAAGTTAAATCTGATTTAGTTAATTGCTGAAATTCTTCTGGTATATTGCCTATTGTTTTAAATGCTTTCTCAATTCTTTTTGCTTGTTTAGTAAACCCTTGTCTTACAACTGTATCTGACCATGCCAAATATTCTTTTTCTAAAATTTGTCTTATTAAAGGTTGTACTGCTATTGCCGCTTTTAATTCAAATAATCTTTTTTGATTATCTAATGGTATGTTTTTATTAACAAGATCAACTACATCTCGTTCAATTTTATCAAGTGTTTTTATTAATTGTTCGTAATATTCTGCTTCAGCAATTTCTATTTGCCTAATTCTATAATTTGCAAAATCTTCTACTATATTTGACATTCATTAAACTTGTTCTTCTTCTACTTCTTGATCAGGTTGTTGGTCTTCATCTTGTGTAAACTGACCTAATTCTTTTTGTGTTTCAATTTCATCAAATATCATATTTAGTTTTTCGTCATCATCTACAACTGCTCTTGCAATTTCTTTATCAACTTCTTTTGCAAATGTAGGTGAGTCTATATTCATAGCTTTTGCTTGTTGGAAATAAATTAAATCAGCGGCATAATCTCTTATGTTAAATGTATCTGGATAATTAATCTCACCATCAAATTTTACATTTTGAAATAATGCATATAATCTAAATAGTTGTTCTTCTGCAATTTGTAAGTTATCTGCTTTTTCTGATAGTCTTGCATTTAATAATTCAAATTCTGTTTGTAATGCAATTCCTGATGATACTTGTTGTCTTGTTGTTCTAACTGCACCTGTGTGTGCTATTCTATTTATTGCACTTACCTTTGAATTAATAGAATCCATTATTGATGTTAAATTTTGCCCTGATGGTTGTAATAAGTATGGTTTTAAATTTGGTTCCATTTCATCTGGCATTTCTATTACTGCACCAGCTCCTGCACTAGCATTTACACTTGGTGTTTTAACTAATGATGGGTGGTTTGTTAATCTTATTAATTGTTCTATTTCAGAATATTCGTTATAAATAGATTTTTGTAAATCAGCAATGTCAACTAGGTCTGATTGACCAATGCCTCGTTTATGTGACTTTGCATTGTATAAAATAACTGCTGGTATTTTGCCAATCAGATTATCGGCAGTATCTATTATGGTAGGCTCTGTTCTGTCGTCTTTCATGTAAACAGTATCTACTCTATCTGGATACCAAAGCCTCATGTATGTTCCACCATTACGATCAACATCTTCTCTTATCTTTAAATAATCTAAACTATATTTTCCGTTGATCTCTCGTTTAAAGTTCCAATCTAAAACATTTTCTGGTGTTACAATAGATACATAAGGTCTTATTTCTTGCTCTAATTCATCTGCTCTTGTGTTGGTTGTTACTTTTGGTTTGTCTAAAATTAAAAAACAATGACCATAAATTGATGAATAATTTTG